CCCGATTAATTTTTAGACATAGGGTATTTGTTATGGGGGTGTTTTTTAATATGGTCAAAATGACCAACAGGAGGCTAATGTGGCGTCATTAATAGAAGTGGCAAAAGAGTTGGATTTATCGACCAAAATGGTCGGAGAGCTAATTGTTAGAGGCACGATAACAAAGAAAGGCCGTGGCAAGTATGACGTTGTTGAGGCTCGCACTGAATACATTCGTCACCTGAGAAAAGTGGCGGCTGGTAGAGCCAACGCCGGAGAGCTAGACCTTGGCGAAGAACGTGCAAGACTGGCCAAGGAACAGGCCGATGCCAAAGAAATGGAAAACGCGAACCTTCGTGGTGAGCTCGTATTCATCGATGATGTGGCAAAGCAATTTGGGCAACAGGCCAGTGCTGTAAAGACGAGACTTCTGGCCATACCCAGCAAGTCCGCGCCACTGGTGATCAACTGCACTAAGCCATCTGAGGCGAGGGAAATAATAGAGGCAATGATAGAGGAGGCACTGAATGAGTTGGTCGGATACAATACGCAATCAACAGAAGAAGACGCTTGAGGTAAAGCTAGAGGCCACAATCCGCAAGGCTATGAGACCGCCTCCAAAGTTGACCGTCAGCGAGTGGGCGGACAAATATCGCAAGCTGTCTCCAGAGAGCTCGGCTGAAGTCGGATCGTGGCACACAAGCCGAGCCGAATATCAACGAGAGATATTGGACGCAGTAAGCAACCCGAAGATTGAGGCGGTTGTTATTATGTCTTGCGCTCAAGTAGGCAAGACCGAGATGCTGCTGAACTTGATTGGTTACCATATACATCAAGACGCCTCACCTATATTACTTATCCAGCCCACGCTTGATATGGCGCAGACATTCTCGAAGGACAGGCTTGCGCCGATGTTGCGAGATAGTCCCGTTCTACAGGGCAAGGTGGCCGATCCCAAGTCGAGAGACAGTGGCAACACAACACTCAAGAAGAACTTCTTTGGCGGTCATATTACGATGTGCGGTGCGAACAGTCCCGCGTCTCTGGCCAGCCGACCGGTTCGCGTAATTCTTGCGGATGAACTAGACCGTTGGCCGTCTTCTGCCGGGGATGAGGGCGACCCCTATGAACTGGCAAGGAAACGTAGCGCGACCTTTTGGAACAGAAAGGAAGTTGCAGTTTCAACACCTACCGTAAAGAATGGGTCAAAGATTGAAGCACTGTTTGAAAATACGGACAAACGTGAGTATCATGTCCCCTGCCCCGAATGCGACCATCACCAGATAATGAAGTGGTCAAACGTGCATTGGAATGAAGGTGAGCCAGACTCGGCGTATTACGCTTGCGAGGAATGTGGTGGGGCTTGGGATGATGCGATGCGCTACAAAGCAATTCGCAAGGGAGAGTGGCGAGCCACCGCGCCATTCGTCGGACGGGCGGGTTTCCGACTATCTGGTTTGTGTTCACCTTGGACACCGTTGTCGTCTGCTGTTGCGGACTTTCTACAGGCGAAGAAGTTGCCGGAGACGCTTCGCGTTTGGGTCAACACTTACCTTGGCGAAAGTTGGGAAGATAATTCTGGCGAAGGCATTGACGACTATCAGGTGGCAAACAATAAAGACGACTACACACCAGACAACCTACCTAAAGAAGTCGTATTTATCACTGCCGGTATCGACGTGCAGGACGACAGGCTTGAGATGGAAGTTCTAGGACACGGACGCGACAGCGAGACTTGGTCTATTGAATATCGTGCTATATTCGGCGACCCTGCATCTGCTCAAGTTTGGGCAGACTTGGATGGGTTCCTTGCGATGACATACCAGACCGAAGACGGTAGGGACTTATCAATCAAGGCGTCTGCGATTGATACTGGCGGACACCACACCCAAGCCGTCTACAAATACTGCAAGCCGCGCCTGTCTCGCCGGGTGTTTGCTATCAAGGGTGTCGGCGGAGAAGGCAAGCCGATTGTCGGACGACCAAGCACGAACAATCACATCAAGTGCAAACTGTTCCCGATCGGCGTTGATACGGCCAAAGAGATGGTTTATTCACACTTAAAGATTAGGGAAACGGGTGCTGGTTACTGCCACTTTCCACGCAGTTATACCGACGACTACTTCAAGATGCTGACCGCCGAGAAGGTAGTCAAGAAATATCACAAGGGTTTTCACCGCCGAGAGTGGGTAAAAGTGCGCCCACGCAACGAGGCGCTCGACTGTAGAGTTTACGCTTTAGCGGCATTGTCAATAGTTGGCGTCAATGTTAATATAATCGCACAGAGGTCTATGGCGGGTAAGTCAGAAGACCAAGGCGAAACGAAAACTGTCGAAAAGGCGAGGCGGAAAATGCCTCGCAGGGACGGCGGATTTGTAAATGGATGGCGTTGATGGCGACTAAGTCGAAAGTAGATGGGCCGCGTATCAAGCAGAAAATACGCCGCAAAGGTCGTCACGCAAAAACCGTGAAGGCAAGAGACAAGAAGCAAAACTTCTTCACACAAGGAGCGACCCGTGGCTAATTTATTCGACCCAGCAAATGCACCAGAAGGTGTTCCAGAGGAACTCGTAGTCGGTGACTTCTTTCAGTTTAAGGTCAGCACACTTTCTGACGACTACCCAAACAACCTCTATACAATGAACTTTGTCGCTCGCATTGCCACAGGCAACAACAGCGAGATACAAATCACCGCGACCAACAGTGGCGTCAATTACCTATTCACCGAAACCAGCAGCCAGACAGATGAACACGATGTTGGTCATTATCATTACCAGTTGGAAATTGTCCGCAACAGCGACAGTAACCGCCTTGTGGTAGACCGTGGTGAGTTCGACGTTAAGAGTGATTACGACAACAACATCGACCCGCGTGGTCACTCTGAAATCATGCTTGGCAAGATTGAAAGCATCTTAGAAGGCAAGGCCGACAGTGATGTTTCCAGCTACTCAATCGCTGGCCGGTCTTTAAGCAAATTCTCGCCGACTGAACTTGTGGAATGGCGTGACTATTACCGCAAGGAAGTTGCGCTGCATAAGCGTGACGAGGCAATCAAACACGGGCGCAAGACTAAGTCCACAATTCTGATGAGGTTCTAAATGGCACTCTTTGACTTTCTTCGACGCAATAACGCGGCTACTAAGCGGCGTAAGATGCCAAGCTATAGAACTTACGCAGGAGCAAATCAGGGTCGTCTGTTCGCTGACTTTCTAGCCAGCAACACCTCTGCCGATGCAGAGCTTAACAACTCTCTGACCGTCCTTCGCAATCGCAGCCGCGACTTGGCGCGAAACAACGAATACGCCAAACGCTTCCTGAACATGATTAAAACTAACGTAGTCGGAGAGAAGGGCTTCACCCTTCAAGTTCGCGCTCGCAACATTGACAACTCTCTTGACGCAATCGGCAACAAGATTGTCGAGGACAGCTTTTCTCGTTGGGCAAAGAAGGGTGGCCCGGAAGTTTCAGGTCGAATGTCTTGGTTGGACTGCCAGCGTTACGTTGCAGAGAGCCTCGCTCGTGATGGCGAAGTGTTTGCCAAGAAGGTTCGCAACAATAGATATCGGGACGGCTTTGCAATTCAGTTCCTAGAGCCGGAAATGATTGACACAGAAAAGAATGGCCGCGCACAAAATGGCAATGAAATCCGTATGGGCGTCGAGCTTGACGAATATCATCGCCCAGTTGCGTATTATGTAAAGACGCGCCATCCAAATGATATGGCTATTGCCACGGCGCAAGCTCGCCAGAAGCTAGTTCGTGTCGATGCCTCTGAGATCATCCACGTCTTCATGCAGCAGCGTCAGTATCAAACACGCGGCGAGCCTATGATGTCGCCTGTTATCGCGTCTCTAAAAATGCTGGGCGGGTATCGAGAGGCCGAACTGGTTGCTGCTCGTGCGGCTGCCGCTAAGTTCGGCATCATCACAACGCCGACCGGCGACGACTTTGTTGGAGACGACGAGCAGGATGGTGTCCCAATTATTGATATGGAGCCGGGTTCTTACAGCCAGCTTCCTGAAGGCCACGACTTCAAGATGATTGACCCCACCCACCCTACAACAGCGTTTGAGAGCTTCGAGAAGGCTGTTCTGCGTGGTATCGCCTCTGGCCTGAACGTATCATATACGAGCCTTGCGAACGACCTGACAGGCGTCTCTTATTCGTCAATTCGTCAGGGAACCATCGAGGAGCGCGACAACTACAAGATGCTTCAGTCATTTATCATTGAGCATTTCTGTGAGCCGGTGTTTAACGCTTGGTTGGATAGCGCGTTGGACTTTGGCTCGATGAACATTCCAGCGACCACCGAGAAGTTCAACAAGTTCTCAAACAACATTATCTTCCGTGGTCGCGGCTTTGCGTGGGTTGACCCACTTAAAGAAATCAACGCTTCTGTTGTGGCGATTAATAATGGCCTGTTGAGCATGAGTGATGTCGCTGCAAACTATGGCCGCGATGTTGAGGACTTGTTCTCGCAAATCCAAAGCGACAAAGAAATGGCGGAGAGGTTTGGCCTGTCTATGGCGTTCGAGCCATTCGGCAACAAGTCACCCGCAACCCCGGACGTAGAGAGCAGCGAAGACGATGGCGACGTATAAACCGACAGCCGGAATGATTACAGCCGCCAAGCGTGCGCTTGAGTGGCGTCGTGAATATGGCCGTGGTGGCACAGCCGTTGGCGTCGCTCGTGCGCGTGACATCTCTAATGGTAAGCGTTTGTCAGAAGACACCGTGAAGCGGATGCATAGCTATTTCAGCCGACACGCCACCAACAAGGCCAAGCACTACGACGCCAAAGAGAACGATGGTGGCCCTACTGCTTGGAGAATTGCGTGGGATTTGTGGGGAGGAAGCGGAGCGTTCACTTGGTCTAAGGGAATTACCGACCTATTGAAAAAAGAAGACAAAGAGCGTAACATTGACGATGAAACTCTAACAAAGGACGTAGAGATGACCGAAGAAGTAATCGAAGTAGAAGCCGAAGTGGTTGAGACGGAAGAACGTCATATCATCGCTGTTGAGGAAACTGACGAGACAGTTACCATCACCTACGAGAAAGACCACGCCGAAGAAGCTGAAGAAGAAGTCGAAGTGGAAGATGAAGCCGAAGAAGTCGAGCTAGAGACATCGAACTACGAAGACAAAGAACGCTTCTGCGCTGAAACAATTCATCACCGTGCCACAGACATGAAGTCTGGCTCGATTGATGAGGAAACACGCCGAGTAAAGATTGCAGTCTCCAGTGAAGAACCTGTAGAGCGCAGCTTCGGCCAAGAAATTCTCGACCACACTGAGAAGAGTGTTGATTTGTCGTTCGCGAAGTCTGGGCGCATGCCTTTGCTTCTCGATCACGATCCTCGCCAACAAATCGGTGTAGTAGAGGATGTCACTCTCGATGGCTCGTCTCGCGTGTTGCGAGCAACAGTTCGGTTCGGTAAGAACGGAATGGCTAAAGAGATGTTTGATGACGTAACGGATGGTATTCGTTCAAACATCAGTGTTGGCTACCAAGTCAACAAAATGCAGAGAGAGGGCGAGGATAGCTACCGCGTCAACTCTTGGAAAGTCCACGAAGTGTCTTTGGTTTCTATCCCGGCTGATACGTCAGTTGGCGTGGGGCGTTCTAAGGACACATCAATCGAACCCAAAACTGAAACTATCGAAATAAAGGAGACAATCATGTCTGACATCGATATCAAAGTTGTAGCTGAAGAAGCTCGTTCTTCACGCAACAAGGAAGTCGCATCAATCATCGAATTGGGCGCAAAACACTCTCGCAGCGATATGGCTGCTAAAGCCGTTTCCGAAGACAAAACTCTTGACCAGTTCCGTGGTGAACTGCTCGAAGTTATCGGAAGCACCCCTCTGGAAACTGCTGACGTTGGCTTGACTAAAGCCGAAGTCCGCGACTTCAGCGTAATGCGTGCAATCCGCGCAATGGCTAACCCATCTGACCGTCAGGCTCAAGAAGAAGCCCGTTTTGAGATGGAAGTATCCGAAGCTGCTCAACGCGCAACTGGCCGCACAGCCCGTGGCGTAATGCTTCCAACCGAAGTTCTGCGCTCTTGGGCGCAGCGTGATGTCAACACCTCTGATGATTCAGCCCTGATTGCTGAAGACTTCCGTGGCGGCGACTTCATCGACGTGCTTCGCAACGCTTCAAGCGTAATGGCCGCCGGTGCAACCGTTCTTAACGGTCTGCAAGGTTCTGTTGCTATTCCTAAGAAATCAGCCGCTTCTTCTGCTGGTTGGATTGCAACTGAAGGTGCTGCCTCTGGTGAGAGCGAGCCTACCTTCGGTCAAGTGACAATGTCACCAAAAGTAGTTGGCGCACACACTCAGATTACTCGTCTGATGATGCAACAGTCTTCTTTGGACATTGAGAACCTCATCCGTAACGACCTTGCTCAAGGCATCGCCTTGGCAATCGACAACGGTGCGCTTCAAGGTTCAGGTTCTTCAGGCCAGCCTACCGGCATCAAGAACACTTCAGGCATCAACACGCCAACAGCATTCGCCGGTGTAAACCCGACGTTTGCAGAAGTTGTATCTTTGGAAACTGCCGTTGCAGAAGACAACGCTCTCTTGGGCAACTTGGCCTACATCTTGCCAGCCGCTATGTATGGTGCGCTGAAAACAGCATTGAAAGATGCTGGTTCAGGCCAGTTCGTAGTCGGCCCAGATGGCCAAATCAATGGTTACAACGCCATTGTGTCTAACCAAGTAACTGCTGGCGACCTGTTCTTCGGTAACTTCTCCGACGCCCTGATTGGCCTTTATGGCGGTCTGGACATCGTTGTTGACCCATACAGCAACAGCACAAGCGG